CTACTCACATCTTATCGAAACATTAGGTCTACCTGAAACCACTTACAATGAGTTCCTAGAGTATGAAGCAATGAGAGAGAAACATGACTATGTTATGGATATCTCCAGTAAGAATACCACTAGAGAGAATACCGCAACACATATTGCCGTGTTCTCAGCCTTTACCGAGGGTATGCAACTATTCAGTTCATTCATTATGTTATTGAATTTTGCTCGCCAAGGTAAAATGAAAGGTATGGGTCAGATTATCACATGGTCGATTGTTGATGAAACTCAACACGCAGAGTCTATGGTTAAATTGTTTAGAACATACATAGAAGAAAATCGTGAGATTTGGAATGATGATCTCAAAGGAAAAATATACACGATTGCAGAAAGAATGGTTCAACTAGAAGATAAGTTTATTGACCTTGCATTTGGTGTAAATGAAATGGAAGGTTTATCTTCAGAAGATGTTAAGAAGTATATTCGTTATATTGCAGACCGCCGCCTAATTTCTTTAGGACTCAAAGGTGTGTTTAAAGTGAAAAAGAATCCTCTACCGTGGGTGGAAGAAATGATTAACGCACCAACACATACTAATTTCTTTGAGAATCGTGCTACTGATTACGCAAAAGGAGCTTTATCAGGAAATTGGGGTGATGTGTGGGCTCATTAAGGAAATCAAATGACAAACAAATCATTATCAGGCGACTGCCTGAATTGTGAATCAACTTATAGTGTATCATATATGGAAGAAATGGTTTCACAAGAACTGCCAGAGTATTGCCCATTTTGCGGTGAACAAATCGAAGAATTATCCGAGGACTATATAGAGGATGATGACAATGATTTGGATACTAAGGAATGGGACTAAACTGGCAATATGATGGTAAAGATTTTACGGAAGATTTGATTGGTAATAATTACGGGTTCGTGTATCAGATAACTAATCTGACGAATGGTAAAAAATACATAGGTAAGAAATTCTTTTATTCTACCAAAACCAAACAAGTCAATGGGAGAAAGAAAAAAACGAAGGTTTTCTCAAACTGGCAAACTTACTATGGAAGTAGTGACAACCTACAGAAAGATGTGTTACAATTAGGACATGAAAAATTTGTACGTGAAATCCTACATTTATGTAAATCTAAAGGTGAATGTGGTTATCTCGAAGCAAAGGAACAGTTTGTTCGTGGTGTAATGGAATCGGAAGATTACTATAACACATGGATAATGGTAAGAGTTAGAAGATCACACATAAAGGAATATAATGCTAGACTTTCTCAGACCACTAAAGAATGATAAGTTTGATTTCTTAACATTCTTAGATGGTGATAAAGAAAATTCAATACAAATCCAAGGACAGGATTATGCCAATCCTGGAGAAAAGATTGATGGTAGCGCTATGGGTGATGCATATCATATTATACTATTTCGTAATGATGAATTAGAAGATAAGTATATTGACTTTGATCATTTCGATGCCATATTACCAGATCCATTAGAATACATTTCAGGACTCATACCATCAGGCTGGCTTGGTATAATTGCCAAAAAGACCACCACATCACAAAAAATTGTTGACAAAATAGTTGACAAAATACAAAAAGCATGATACAATAGAATCTTATTGGAAACTATTGAAAGTTTATTATGGTCTTAGTTGATTTGAATCAAGTGTTACTTGCTGGTCTAATGGCACAAATTGCTAATCAGAAAGGCAAATTGGAAGAAAGTTTAATACGCCATATGGTATTAAACATCATACGCACTCATGTGAAGAATTTTAAAAATGAGTATGGTGAGATTGTACTTTGTTGTGATAATCGTAAATATTGGCGTAAAGATTTTTTTCCATTTTATAAAGCTGGTAGAAAAAAGACCAGAGAAAAATCTGATTTAGATTGGCATCTTATTTTTGATATTCTTGCTAAGTTAAAACAGGAACTCAAAGAAAACTTCCCATATAAAGTAATTGATGTTGAGGGTGCTGAAGCTGATGATATCATTGGTACCTTGGTTCCAATCTATGCTCCAAGCCAAAAGATTTTGATTCTATCGAGTGACGGAGATTTCTTACAATTACAGATGTATGGTAATAATGTCAAACAATACAATCCATCACAAAAGAAATATATAAAATCACATAATCCACTTCTAGAGTTAAAGGAAAAGATTATTCGTGGAGATAAAGGTGATGGTATACCAAATGTGTTTTCACCATCAGATTGTTTTGTTCGTGACCTGAGGCAAAAACCTATCACACAAAAGGTTATTGAGAAATATATGACCGAAGATTATGGTGATTGGCAAGATGATGCGGCCAAGGTTGGGTTTTCAAGGAATCAAACCTTGATCGACCTTAGAAACATTCCAGGTGATATCAAAAGAAAAATTATAAATAATTATGAAGAAACAAAACCGGCTAAAGGTAAGTTACTGAATTATTTTATGGAACATAAACTTAAAAATTTAATGGATGTGATAGAGGAATTCTAATGAAAAACATATATGAGATATTTGATGAGTTTGAAATGGCTTCATCAAAAAAAGAAAAATTAGCAGTCATTGAGAAGAATTTATCGAGAACACTAATACAGGTACTTGAGTTGGCTTTTCACCCCGATTATGAATGGCTAATAAATGAAATGCCAAACGAATATAAAATTCCTGACACTTTGCCTGGAATTTCTAGGTGTCAGTTATCCACAGAAATTAGAAAATTGTATTTGTTCAAAAAGGGTGATGCCACAGCAGAAAAATTATCTGATGAAAAGAGAAAACAGTTACTATTACAATTAATTGAATCTCTTGAACCTCGTGAAGCAGAAGTTGTTATTGGTATATTAAGTAAAGATTTAGGTGTTAAAGGTTTAAACTATAAGTTTGTTAAAGAGGCTTTTCCACAACTTTTACCGTAATGCATCCGCAAGATAGAATAGTCGTAGTATCAGGAAAATTCGATCCATTAAGCAATCACGAATTAAGTTTCTTACAGAAATGTAGAAGAAAAGGTGATTGGTTAGCTGTCGGCGTACACTCTGATTGGTATCTTGCTTGGTGTGACGGTGGTTTTGTTCAGAATTATGAATCTCGTAGGAATATCATAAAAGGTTTAAAAATAGTTGATGAGGTGTTTTCATTCAATGATTCGGATGGCACGGTCTGCCAATTACTCAAAATAATAAAAGCTTGTTATCCTGATGCAAATATAACCTATATTTCGGAGGATGATATGTTCAATATGCCTGAAACTAAGATAAAAGGCATCAATTTTGAAACCATGAAATAGGAGAACCAAGTGACAAAGTTTGTAGGTAAGTTTCGTAAAAATAAAGATTATAACGATGACTACATTTACGCCAAAACAGTATTACACAATAAAAAACGTAGAGGCGAACATCCAGAAGTAAAAAAACAATTAAAAAATTGGCAAGTTGAAGAATTCGAAGAACTTGAAATTTCACATAGTAAGAATTCTTAAAAATACCACTATTTTTTGTTTTTTTCAGTATAAGTAAGTATGCTGCCGTTTCAAATAAAAGGTATTGGTATTAATGTTGTTCCGACACAACACATCTATTGACATTCCCCTATTCCTATAGTATAATGGTTCTTCTACACTGGAGAATTGTTATGATTATTTACGGATATATTCCAAAATCTAAAAAACGGAAAGTTTCAAAGGCGAAGCAAACTCAGAATCAAGAGTGGTTAGCTTCTATCAATTCTATATCTACCAATTTCAGTAAAAATAAATCCACGAAGATTTTCAACAGTTTTCCATCTTACAAGATTCCTGCAGGCCGTGAAACTCCCCACTTTGCGTCCGTAGATACTGGTTTTATCGCTTTGACAAAACCTGTTCCAAATTCGTACACCGGCAACAAAATGAAAGGTATTGCTACAATGCACAAATCAAATGCTGTACCGGTTTTTACGGATACTGAAGCAAAAGAAATTTCCAGCATGCGGAGATAGTCAAAAATGAGTCCAAAAGGTTGGAGTGATGAAGATTGGGACGATTATGAGGAATACTTGCAAAATTTGTCTGCCAATGAGCTTGAAATTGAGTTAAAATTGCTTCATTCGCTCGGAAAAGCGAAAAGAGAAGGCAAAAATATTGTTCCTAATGAAACTTTTTATAAAATGTGAGGTAAGTATGTTACAACAATGGGAAGAAACACAAATATATAGAGGAATTGACGAAATTATGCACAATTTGCGTCATATACCAGCTGATGATGTTGCTCATTTTCTGGTAAAGTTCAATCCTGCTCTTGCCGAAGAGCTTGCAACAGCAATCGAACAGCGAATTTTCGATAAAAACGAAGGAAAAAGATATGAATAGCAATCCTGAGCATATTTGGCTTGATGCAATTGCAGATGATGATGAAATTCCTGCGTGGAAACGCTTGGATATCGTAACTCGCAAGTGGGCAGTTCTAACAGGAATGGAAAAAGACTTAAATGACTACCAAAAACGCAAAGAATTTTACCAATAAAACAT